TTATTCCTGATGATTGGTATGAAGAGCCAATACAAAAACAAAATAGTTTGCCCTGAGTGCGGTAAAAAAAACTGTGCTGTCTTTGATGATGGACACCACCATTGTTTCACAATGGATTGCGGATACACCTACTACCCAAACAAAAAAGAAAAGAAAGTGACCACTAAGATCATTCCTATATACAAACCAAACCCAAAGCTATTGAAGGTTACACCGATAGCTTTACCTAAACGTGGAATCACTAAAGAAACTTCAGAACTATTTGGTTATGGTATGTCTGAATACAGAGGACAGCCAGTACAGGTAGCTACATATAAAGATCAGAAAGGTAATGATATTGCACAGCATATACGCTTTCAAGATAAGAAGTTTATATGGATAGGTGATATGTCAAAGGTACAGCTATGGGGTCAGCATCTATGGCGACAGCATGGAGGCAATGGTTCTGTCTTCTTAACTGTATGTGAAGGAGAGATTGATTGCATGAGTGCTAGTCAAATACAAGGTAACAAGTTTCCTTGTGTGTCTATACCATCAGGGGTACAATCAGCAGCCAAGTACCTAGCAGCTAACTACAAATGGCTTGATAGTTTTTGTCGTATTGTTATTTGCTTTGACAATGATGAAGCAGGTAACAAAGCAGCAGAGAAATGTATGGAGGTATTGCCAAGAGGTAAGGCAGCCATAGCAAGACTAGATCGTAATGATATAAACGATCATCTTGTATTAGGAGAAGGTGAGCTAGTCAAAGATAGATTATGGAAAGCTAGACCAGTAAGACCTGACTCTCTTATCAATGCAGCAGACGCTTGGGATTTGTTTACCAAAGAAACAAGTAAACCTGTATCAGACTTTCCATTTCCAAAGCTAAATGAATACACAAGAGGTTTGTTTCCTAGTCAAATCTTTACAGTAGCTAGTGCTAGTGGTGCAGGTAAGTCCACAATATGCAGAGAACTATGCCACCACTTTCTAAAAAGAAATCTTAAGGTTGGTTACATTGGGTTAGAAGAATCAGTACAAAGAACTCTTCAAGGTCTTGTAGGTATTGACTTGAACATTCCTTTGCACTTAAATGAAGATGGCATAACTAAAGATGATCTGCGGATTGCGTTTGATAACCTTACATCAACACGCAATCTTTTTTTATACAACCATTTTGGTAGTCTTGAGCCTGATGTATTACTAGAACAGATAAGATACTTAGCTACTGTTGATGGAGTAAAGGTAGTAATACTAGATCATATAAGCATAGTTTTGTCTGGTCTTGAACTAGATAATGAACGCAAAGCAATAGATATAATTATGACCAAGCTTAGAAGTTTGAGTGAAGCAACTGGCATAGCTATTGTATTGGTCAGCCATTTACGCAGACCACAAGGACAATCACATGAGTCTGGTAGAGAAGTAGATACATCTGACTTGAGGGGTAGCCATAGTCTTCTTCAACTATCAGATGTTGTAATGTCAGCTTCTAGAAATCAGACAGGAGATGAAAGCGAAAGACAAAGACTACAGCTAAAGGTATTGAAGTCTAGACATACTGGTATGACAGGTGAAGTAGATAAATTATTATACGACCAGAAGACAGGTCGGCTTGTTGTATATGAGGATTTTATTTAGCTATGACTTTACTTATTGATGCTGATTGGTTGATCTACAATTCTTGCTGTGCCTGTGAACAAGACACAAGATGGAATGATTGGGAGCATACTCTTCACTCTGATGAAAGAGACATACTTAATCTGATAGAGAACAGACTAGATGTATATAGAAGTATTGCTGACAGCAAGCATGACATAGTTATGTGCTTTACTTCTTACCCTACATTTAGACATGAGATATTTCCTGAGTACAAGATCAACAGGATAGGTAAACGTAAACCACTTGCACTCAAGA